TTGGTGCAAATGCGTTTATAGGTGATCCTGACGTAGCAGATTCAATTATAGTTAAAGGTGGAACGAGTGGTGCAAATGGTTTCATTATATTTGGTAATGCAGACAGCACAGCTAAATTGGGTAGAATTGGTACTAACGCACTTACTTACACAGGCAATTTTAGCGTTACTTCTAATATAAACGCAGGTAATCTAAGTGTAAGCGGTACTATTACTGGTAATGTTAATATAGGCAACGCTGATGTAAATGCAAATAGCTTTACTTCAAACAACTTCTATGGCGGTAATTTCACTGGTAAGTTGTTTAGTCCTAACATCACAGGAAGTAATGTTTACGAGTGGATCAGGGCTAGTGTTGCTGATAGTGATTTCTTTAGAATTAACGTAGGTGGCACTGCACCTGATCAGGGATTTGTATCTATCGATGTTGGAGACAATGGTAATGAATCTGTACACGTAAGACAATACACTGGTGGAACAATAAACCGTACATTAACTCTATTAGACAGTGCTGGTAATACAACATTCCCAGGTAATTTAAGTACAAGTGCAAATATTACTGCTAATGTTGTTACAGCAAACATTTACACAAATCAGTTACTTGCAGGTAATGCAGACATTTTATTTGGTAACATAGCTACCAATGATCAATTTAGATTTAGAGCAGGTGGTACAGGTTTAAATGACGGTTTCGTAGAGATCGCCACTGCAGGAAGTACAAGAGCCCCAATTTACATAAGGCAATATACAGGTTCATTTGCTAGTGAATTCTCAAACTTAACATTATTAGATGGTACTGGTAACACAGTATTACCAGGTAACTTAAGTGTAAGAGGTAATATCATTAGACCAGAAGGTGGCAGTATATTATCTGTTACATCTAACCTTAGTGTTACAGAAAGTTTAAGTGTAACTTCATTTGCAAATGCTCAAAATTTTAGAGCGACAAATACAATTTCTGCTGCTGGAAGTATCACAGGTGCTAGTATTATTACAGGGAACGCAACAATATTTTCTACAGGTTTAATTAGCACAGCAGGAAGTATAAGTGCAGCAGGTAACCTAACATTAGGACAAGGATCAGCAGTCACAAGTAATTTAGGTAATTTAGTACGAGCAAATTATTTCCAAGGTGACGGTGGTCTACTTACTAACATTTCTATTGCTGCAGGCACTTCAATCGTAAATGGTACAAGTAACGTTGTAGTAGACCTTAATGGAAATGTACGATTTGGTATATCAGGCACTGCTAATGCATTAAACATGAATAGTAGTTTAGCTAACTTTATTAATGATGTTAGCATGTTTGATCTCACAGTACGTGGTAACGCTGCTATTACCAATAGATTAAGTGTAGGCGGCAATCTAAGTGCAGCAGGAAACATAAGAATAACTGGCCTTGGTGTCCAATCAATGTTAGGTAGTCTAACAGTAGATAACACTATTAGGGGTGCATTATTAACTTCAACTGGCAATATTGAAGGAGTTAGATTAAGTGTTTCTTCAAATGTTACAGCAGGATCAATTAGTACGTTTGGTGGTATATCAGGTGTAATATCTGCAGCAGGTAACGTAAACACTGATTATTGGTTCAATGGTAATTTAATTGCAACTACAGCTAATATTCAAACACTATTAGGTACAGTAACAAGTGCTACTGGTAACATTAATGCAAATAACTTTAATGGTAATTTAACAGCAACTTCAGCATCAATTACCTCAATGACAGGTAGCCTAGCTAGCGTAACAGGCAATCTTACTGGTAACATTGTAGTTTCAAGTAATACTGCAGGTACCGGAGAAAACTTCAGAGTTGCTACTAGAGCATGGATAGGTGAAGTAGGCATCAATGACACTGTTATGATTAAGGGTCAAGCGAATGCTGCAAATGGTTATATTATATTTGGTAATGGAAATAATAGTCAAAGTTTAGGTAGAGCAGGTACAGGACCATTAACATATAATGGTGATTTAAGCCTAACTGGTAACTTAACTGCAACAAACTTATTCGGAACAGTTAATTTAAGCTCATCTACTTTGGTAGCTGGTAATGTAGAGGCTAACAACTTCAGAGGAATCGGATCTACTAACAGTAACTTCTATGGTACCTTATATGGTGTTCATACTATCAACGCACTATCAGGTACTACAAACGTTGATATAATAACAGCTAACATAGCCACTACTGACTACTTTAAGTTAACAGTTGGTGGTACAAGCCCTGATCAAGGATTTATTTCGTTTGACATGGGTGACAATGGAAATGAACCTATTTACTTTAGACAGTTAAATGGTCTTACAGTCACAAGTAATCTAGCATTATTAGATTCAACAGGTAACACAGTTATCCCAGGTAATTTAAGTGCTAATGGTAATGTAGTAAAAGGTAGCGGTTTCACATTATCAAGTTCTAATATAAGCATTACAGGTAGTGTGATCAGTGCCACAGGATTCTCTGCTAACAGCACAGGTATAAGCACAGCAGGAAACATAACTGCAAGTTCGTTCTTCCTAGCTAATTCTAGTGGAATAAGCACAACAGGCAATGTAACTGGTCAATACTTCATTGGCGGATTAACAAGAACCTTAAATAACAATGCTAATTTTGAGTTAGTAAGAGCAAGTAACATTGCCTTTGATGACTTTTTTAGAATTATAGTAGGTGCAAACACTAGTACAGATGCTGGTTATGTATCTTTTGATACTGCTGATAATGGCACTGAACCAATTTACTTTAGACAGTACACAGGCACAACAGGTTCCCCATTCACTTCAATTTACAATCAGGTTACACTACTAGATACTGACGGTAATACAAGAATACAACAATCGCTAAGTGTTGGTGGAAGTATATCAGTAGCAGGCAACATTAATATGGGCCCAAGTGGCACTTTAAATGTATCTGCATTTAGTGCAACTGGAAATATAAACTTATCACAGAACTTAAATGCAACAGGAAATGTAAACACTTCTCAAAGTATTAGTGCAGTAGGTACAGTTAGAGCAGCAAGTTTCAGTGCAATTGGTGGAACAGGTGCAATTATTACTGCTACAGGTAATATTACTGGTCTAAATCTAGTAACCTCCGGTGTTGTTACTGCAACAGGAGACATTACAGGCGCAAATATATTCACTGCAGGAAGAGTTAGTGCAACAGGTAATCTTGACGCAGGTAATTTAAGAACAAGTAATATAATTACAGCAACAGGAAATATTACTACATCAGGTACTCTAATAGGTAATGTATCTGCAACATTAGCGACAATCACTACTGCTAGTGTTACTACCCTAAGTGCAAGTGGTAATATAACTACTTCCGCGCTACTAGGAACAGCGTCAGGCGCCAATATAATTAAGGTTGGAACACAAGCTTGGTTGGGTGATCCAGCTGTTGCTGATTCATTAATGGTAACAGGTGGAACCACTGCAGCTAATGGATATATTATATTTGGTTCAAGTGATAATTCAGCAAAGTTAGGTCGTGCTGGCACAGGACCATTAACATATTCTGGTAATATAAGTGCTACAGGAAATATTACTGCTAATAACTTTATTGGTAATTTAGCTACAGGTTCTGATATAACTGCAAATAACATAACAGGTAATAATTTCTATGGCAATATTAAGGGTGTATTAACAACTAATACATTGACAGGAACACAGACAGCTAATCTAATAAATTCAAACATTGCTGATAGTGACTTCTTCAGAGTTGTAGTTGGTGGTACAGGAATAGATCAGGGCTATGTAAGTTTTGAAACAGGTGATAATGGAAACGAACCAATCTACTTTAAACAGTTTAGTGGTGGCAGCCCGTCTAGAACACTTACATTACTTGATGCTAGCGGCAACACACTATTAGCTGGTAACTTAAGCACTAGCGCAAATATTACTGCAAACATTTTATATGCAAGCAGTGTAAACACATCAGTTACAGGCACTACAACTGCTAATATAATCAACACTACAATGGCAGGTGATGATTACTTCAGATTACAAATTGGCGGTGCATCAGCTAGTGAAGGCTTTGTTTCTATTGACGTAGCAAATGAAGGTAATGAGGCGGTATATGTAAGACAGTACATCACTGATCAAGGTAACCCATTTGGACAAGTTAATCGTCAAATAACCTTACTAGACTCAGGCGGAAATACTACTTTCCCAGGCACTTTAAGTGCAAATGGCAATGTTAGAGTTGGTGCATCACTAAGTGTAACTGCTAATGTAACAGCAGTGAATTTAACAGGTAATTTAATAGGACCTACATTAACTGGTACAAATAATGCTAACTTAATTTTAGCAAATATAGCAACTGATGATTACTTTAGAATTCAAGTTGGTGGAACAGCAGCAAATGCAGGGTTTGTATCTATTGATACTGCAGATAACGGAAATGAGCCTATCTATGTTCGTCAGTATACTACTGGTGGTTCTGGTCCGTTCACTACAGTTAGTCGTGAATTAACACTATTGGATGCGAACGGTAATACAACATTACCAGGTAACATTATAATTGGTGGCGCAAACAGTACAATTTATAATAGTTCTGCTCAATATCCGATTGGATATAGAGGTAATCCAGTAAGGTCTACTAACACTAACTATACATTAAACTTAAGTGATGCAGGTTGGTTAATTTACTTTAATAGTAATGCAGGAAGCTTACAACTTAATATTCCTACAGACGCAACTGCAGCGTTCCCGATTGGTACTGAAATCAATGTAATTAACGACTTAGGTGCAGGATATAATATTTCTGTTATTCCTGCTGTTGGAGTAACACTTAAGTTAACAGGAACAGGCACTACAGGTACTAGAACTATATCAAACTGGGGATTGGCTAGAATTATAAAAGTGGGAACTGATTCTTGGTTTATTGATGGGCCATACATCACTTAATTAACCAGTTGGGGATAAATACATATGTTCTCTCTCTATATGGGAGACTTATGCAGTTCCCCAACTGCGTAGGACCTAGAACGTTCACATTTAAGGAGATGAAACAAAATGGGACGCCCTTTAAAAATAGCAAAAACAAACGCAGCAGCAAGCCCAGATGGAGTAACTGACCAAGGTTTTCCTAATGACGGTACTACAGATAACGGCTTCACAACAAGTGCAGTAGGTGTAGTAGGTGGTATTCGTGCAGTAGCAGTATTCGGAAGTGTATGCATAGAACAAAACTGGTATGGTACATACTATGCAAGTACAGGTTCTGCTGTAGTAAGTTCACAAAACGCAGGAACATTGAATAATAGTGAATTAGAAAATGATTCATTAATATATTATGATGGTACATATGTAGGAACTGTGTCAAGCACTGGCGCAGTAATAAGCATGACCACTGCATCAACCGCATCAGCTACAGATTTAGTAACAGTAGATGATACTACAGGATTAGTGGTTGACGGTGCAGTGGTATTTGGTGCTAATATAGGTGGTTTAGTAGCAGGAACAGTATATTTTGTAAAAACTGTACCTGACGGAACTACATTCACTGTAAGTGAAACAATTGGTGGAACATTAAAGCAGTTAACAAATGACACAGTTACGACAACAGCAGTTCAATCAGAAACGATTACTTTAGGTGCAAATGCAGCGGTTGCAATTAATGGTGGTGGCATCACAGTAGCAACTCAGGATTCTGGATATGTATTACGTCAAAAAGGCAAGAGAAAATATCTTGTAGCAAGAAGTGACACAATACAAGATGAATTTATTGCTATAGGCGGTACATATCGCATTCAAAGTGTCAGTAATACTGATTGGGCTGCTTTAGGTGCAGGTTCAGATGCAGCAGTAGGTAAAATATTTACAGCTACAGCAGATGGATTAGGTTTAGGAACTAATGGTACTGTTTATGCAGTTGGTGTTTGTACTTTAGTCAATGACGCTGCAGCCAATTTAACTAAAAATCAAATGACATTAACTATAGATAAAGCTGCACCAGAAACAGATGTTTATGCATCTACTGTAACTAACAAATTTACATTAGATTTCACTGACAATGGTACAGATGAAAATGCAGGAACTAAGTATTTGGCATCATTTGATGCAAAAACAAATACTCCAGATCCAGCTACTGGTCTTATCACAGTTGATTTTGATTACGCTTGTTAATCAATTTTTAGCTAAACAAAAAAAGCGGCGCAAGCCGCTTTTCCATTAAATAGTTCTATGATTAAACATAGACTTCCCGAAACTAGAGGTCATTTCAATTTTGGTTGGATTGATTCTTACAGAACTTTTAGCAACAATACATATAATGATCCTGAATATACCAACTTCAGTGACTTAGAAGTTATTAATGACGACCGTGTACAACCAAAAAGTTTCACTCCAATACATCAACACAATGATATGGAAATCATAGGATATGTTGTAAAAGGCCCTTGCTTTCATAATGATAATATAATGAATACAGTAGAAGTGCCTAGTGGTGGAGTACAACGTATGAGTTGTGGCACAGGCATTTGGCATTGTGAAGGTAATCCAAGTGACGAACCTATCCACTATTTACAGTTATGGATGAGAGCAGCAAGACACAACTTTCCTCCTAAATATGACGTATGGATGTTTGACCGTGAAGAAAAACTAGATAACTTCTGCCCTATCGCAAGTAGTGAAGGACCACTAGTAATACAAAGTTATGCTAAGTTATATGCAGGTATCTTTACAAAAGACCATACAGAAAAGTTAGACGTTAATCGTAGATATTATCTTTATATCATAAACGGTTCTGCTATAATTAATGGTATAGAAGCATATACTGGATCTGGATTTAGTTATGAAAATGAGTCTGAATTAGTGATTACTAATCCAGAAGAAGAACCTGAAATGTTACTCTTTAACCTTCGTTAATTGTTCTAACTTATCTTTTACAACATCAAAGTTTACAGTGTTAAACAATCCTGGATGTAGAGGTTTAGGATAATTGTGAACATCTACCCAACAATAGCCTATATGTTCTTCATTTAGCACTGGAAGAAATTCATTCTCAACAGGGCAAAAGAACGTATGATAAGTGAATGTATTGTTGACGAATTTTTGTATAGGAATTAATTTTGCATGTGCAGGAAAGTATTGAATTTCTTCTTGACATTCACGTGCTAATCCTTCAAATATAGTTTCGTTTTTTTCTAGTTTGCCGCCTGGTATGCCCCAAAAAGTTGTGTTTTTGTTGTCGTTTCTCAATAAAAATAAAAAACGATTTGTTGAAGAACTGTAAAAAAATATGCCAGCACTTGTATTATTTTTGTTCATATAGTAATTTATCAGAATTAAATTACTACACTAAAATCTCCTGCTGCATACCAGCCCTCCCAAGATTTCATCCAAGTTTCGTTAACAAACCTATACTGTAACCCTGATGTAAGATTTGTAACATATTGTACATTGGTTAAATTCGTGCTGTCAAAACTTACAAACCATTCATTTGAAACCCCGTCGTATTCAATTATGTCATTAGCATGTGCTACTAAATCTCCCCAAACAGTTTGACTAGGTAAACTCGAATTACCAATATTTTCTACTATTAAGTATCGTTGTCCACCAAGTGGTGCAGGTAATCCATTATTGGGAGCCTTCACTAAAGGATTAATTACACTATCAACCGCAGGTAAAGTGTTCTGCGGCAGTGTATCAGGATCAATATTATAAATTAATAATCTATCATCAGTTGGATTAAATGCAATAGTTCCAACAATTTCTGTGTCCATGTGTGGGTTTTGTAACCATATTTGGCTAATACCAGGTCGAACAGTGCCGTAAACGTTTAAAAATGCTTTCCAGTAAATATTTGTGTTAGGATTAGTTGGTAAATCTAAACTATCATTGTTTGGTGTAAATGGTTGTCCGTCAGGTAATATTTGTAGACTATTTCCGAGTAACAATAATTTATATCCATATGGAGTAATTTTCTGTCGTGTGCCCAACAATAAATCATCGTCCTGCATGTCGGTAAGCGCATTGCCCTGAAATATACTTGCAATAATTTTGTATATAACACCGAGCTTTTTGACTTTAGCACTTGAACTAATCCATATAGGCATATAGAAACTCCAACTCATAACATCAATTGGATTACCAGTTCCTACCGGTATCGTCCTGCTACTAAATGTAAGCCTGTCTTGATAAACAACACTTAAACTAGTCCAATCTATAAAGTTGTCAGTGCTTTGAATTTCCATGCTTGGATTAAACAATACACCAAGTTGTTCTATCAATTCAAGTTTTTGATTATAATTTGTTGTCCAAAAATCAACATTAATTCTGAGATTATAAGGAACAGGCATCAAACGTTCAACTGTAAATGCATTTCCTTGTGTAGCCTCATATTGTTGTGTTTCTTCGTTAAAAGTCCTTCTGCGAACACTTGTTTTGTCTACGAAATACGGATGTTGAGTCCTACTTTGATCGTATTCTAAACCTGTAATGTAATAGGTAATCATAGGAGCACTTGGTAAACTACTTGGACTATTATTGCCTATTACAGTAGAAACCTGTCTACTTTGATCTCCGTATTGAATTGGAACACGCATTAAGATATCGTTTCCTGCAGGATCTTGGCCTTTTGTAACATACCAATTGCTAAAAATCCTAGCGAATTGTATTAAAAAACGTCTAATCTGATTGTCATAAAAATATTTTGCCATGTCTGCCTTTAATCTGGTGTTATACGAAGTATTGTTGAGAGAGCCTGCTGTTCAGGTATAGGCCCATTATTTGTTTCAGTAGTATTGTTATTATTAATAAAGGTTGCAAATAGCGACTGATCATCTTCTTCAAATGCAAGACCAGTTCTTACATTCTCACTTATTTTAACCCATAAACTACCGTCCCATCTAAACAATTGCTGCGGTAGATAGTCAATACGTAAAACATATTGACCTAATGTGGGGTTACTTGGAAATTCAATTGCTGATGTTACAGGTTCGCCATTAGGCGCTTCTCCTGTACCAACTAAATAACCATCTAAGTAACCAAATCCTTGTGGGCTTGACCTTACAATAAATCTAAATCGTGGGTCGCAATCAGCACGATAATCCATGTCTGGGGTAATTAATGTTCTGTCAAAATTAGGATCATCAGGATCTGCATCAGCAAATGCATAGGTATTATCAGATGTACCAAATGGAACATTCACAGGTCCAAAAGCCTTTACAGCTAAAACAATATCAGGCTCAACACTTCCTGATCCACTATCAGTCAACTCAGGCGCAATTTCTGCAAGTTCCATACTTAATTGAATAAAAGTTTTTAACTGATCGTCAATTTCCATGTTAGCATTTATACTTGCTAAAGCGGCTGCAGTAATTCTGATTATAGGACTAGGAGTAAATCCTGTGGGTTGAATTATTTCCAATGATCCTTGTCCTAATTCAGGTTCATCAGTTCTTGTAATTAAGTTTACAGGAGGTGCAGGTTTACCTTTGTTGTCTGTTGGCAAAATATACAGTTGACTTCTATCGTAACCTGATTTAGGTACTAGACGTTTTGCCTCTTGAATTGCTGCGTCATTTATTTGAATATTTTTATTGTATCTGCTTATGACATCCTTCAAACTATCTTTTGCGTCTAGTTGCCAATAAGGTTCATAATAATTTATATTTGTTACAGGAGTTCCGGCAGGAGTTAATTGTTTTGTCACATAAGTAATTCCATCTTTTGTGACAGTGGTGCCCACAGGATATTCTTTAGTATTCACCCACGTTTCTCCCTGACAGGGTATGCCTACAGGAACCTCTTTTAAAGGAGTCCAGTTATTTTCTCCGTAAGTCACTACATAGCCCGGAACATATGTTTTGGTCTTATCCCAGTCTCCTAAATAGTTGTCTTTATTAATAGGTTGGTCAAGAATATTTTTAAATTCTTGACTATCAATTAATGGCTCACATTTTATTCTCCAAAGATGCGGATACCAAGTTTGACTAAATCCTTCGCTAGCAAAATTTGCATCAGTTATTTGATAGTATCTGCGTAACCCCACAGGAATAGTATCATTAAGTGGATGATAATCTGTAAGATGAGGTAGCTCTAATACATCACCTACCATTAATTTACGCCCAATTAGGTCTATCATTGTATTATAATGCACAGTGATGAATATAATATCATTGTTAAGAAATAACCCAAATTGACTTAAATCAAAGTCTAAGTTTTGTACATTATAGTGACCACGTAATCTGTATATGTCAGGTGCGTACTTACGGTCACGATTTTCTAAAAAAAGTAAATCTTGAATGTTTAACGGATTTAGATTATTATATTGGGGTTGGGTAAAATCATTACTTGGATTTGATGCGTCAGGGCCTAAATATTTGTGTATGTATAAGTCCGTGCCTCCGACAGTAAACATTTCGTTTATTGTCCGATCTAAGAATTTGTAATCCTGCGTTTTTTCGGGACGATATAGTGATAGTCTAGGCATTGTAATTTCCGTATATTTAGTATTTAGTCATAAATCCGTTACAACTCTGATAACTTCCAAAAGGTTGCAATTAAATACAGGGTATGCTATAATAGCATTTCATTAATAATAGGAGTGTAGCATGTCACGCAAGTCTAAAAGTAGCGATCATGTCATCAAGGCCCTGAACCCAAAAGATGCAGATACTAAGTACACGGGGGATGAACCCTTTTTTGCAGTTCAGCCCGATTCAGAATTTCGCAACAGTGCATTAGCCAGAGCATTTAGCTGGTATACGAGGTTCTATGTACGTAAGGACGCTAAAGATTTGTTGATTCAGTATCTTGAGCAGAATGACCGTAAACAAGATGCGAAGATTATGGCAAAAGCACCTGAAAGTGAAATTCTTACTACTTACGGTTGGCTCGCTAGAATGACACTGCGTGGACTTCAATTGACTGAGCATGAGGAGCTTAGTTTGCAAAATGAAATAAGTAGACTGATTACCTGTGTACATAAGCCAGAAACTGTTTTCAAAAGCAATCTCACACCACAGGAAGTAGAAACAGAAAAAGAAAAAGAACCTGTAAATCGTCCTAATGTACAAGAAATTATGCGTGAAAAAGCACGTGAGGCTACAGGTGAAATCATTGGATTATTTGATGAATTTATTCAGGCTGGAATGAAGGGCAATTTGCCAGGTAAGCCTATTGATATTCTTGCAAAGTATAATATTCTGCCACAACACATTCCCATCATACTTGACGTTTGGAAAAAAGAACTTAACGAATGGTATGAAGTGCAAGAAGGCAAAGACCCACAACTTGTTGAGGGTTATAGTCAGTTCGGCAAGGTGCAAGTTAAAAATATGATTAAGGCTATTGAACAAGTTATTAGTGACCTCAATAGTTATATTAGCATTAAGAAAGCCAACAAGACTCCACGTAAGCGTAAGCCTGTGCCAGTTGAGAAGATTGTAGCAAAACTCAAGTACATGAAAGAGTTTAAGGATCCTGCTCAAAAACTTGATCTTGTAAGTGTGCATCCAACTAAACTACATGGTGCAAGTGAAGCGTGGGTATACGATACTGCAAAGCGTAAACTACATCACTATGTTGCAGACCAGTATAGTCAGACATTTACAATCAAAGGCAACACAATACTTGGCTTTGATACAGGCAAGAGTGAAATTAAAACATTGCGTAAGCCAGGTGAGCAACTTAAAGAGATTATGGGTAGTAAGCCTGCAGCACGTAAATATTTTGAGGGTATCAAAGCAACTGCGACTGCACCTAACGGCAGGTTTAATGACTCAATGATTATCCTGAAGGCATTCTAATGAACGAACACTTTAAAAAACAAATTGAAGAAGGTGCTACAGAAATGTTTTTCTATGGTCTTGAACGACAAGAACCATTTGAAATAAGCATTCAGCGACACCGAGGCACACTTGACTCTTTCCCAACTAACTTAGAATACATTAGACATTTAACCGATGGTGTACCGCTGTTTAAGGAACGATAATGAACGAACGAATCCGAGAACTTGCTGACAAGATTTGGGCAGAAGAATATTGGGACAACCCCAATACTGATAAATTACTGCCGGCACAGTTAAACAAGTTCGCCGAGTTACTGGAGAAAGAATTTTTCAGTCAAGGATATATTGCTGGAAAGAGTGACGGCACAATTGAAACTGTTAGAGAATGTGCAGATTTTCTTGCAGACACTTTAGACGATCATTTTGCTTCAGAACAATTAAGAGAACAGTTCGGAGTTGAAGAATGAAAACTAATATTCATTCTTTTGGGCGACTACAAGTTCAGATTGATTGGGGTAAAGAAACTTGGTATTACATTAATCGACAAAATGAAAAGATTAATATGGGATTTTTTATTGGTAGTGTAGAACCTTCCGAAGGTGATACGAAACTATATCAAATCATTATTGGACACTTAATGATTAGTTGGGGATGGAAATCATGAAAGAACGACAATTACTTTTTAGCGTAACAAAGGATGATTGTGACTGGAGCTATACAAAAGGAAGCGGAGCCGGAGGTCAGAAGCGAAATAAGACTAGTTCCGCAGTTCATTGTAAGCATAGGGCCTCAGGGGCCAAAGGTTACAGTGAATCTAGCCGTAGTCAACTCGACAACAAAAGAGATGCCTTCGTCAAAATGTGCGAAACGGAAACGTTCAAAAAATGGCACAAACTTGAAACGCTCCGAAAAACAGGAATGATGGATCAGATTGATCGTAAGGTTGCTGATGAGTTGACAAAGATTAAACTAGAGATTAGAATAGATGGTCGTTGGACTGAGGTTAAAGAAAGCCAATTGGTTGATGATCCTGACGATTTTAAATTTGAGGTGAGTGTATAATGAACGAACGAATTAAAGAACTAGCTATTGAAGCTGGATACATGGAAGATAATTTTGGTATTGGGCATTGGGATATGCCAGAGTGTAAAAACTTTGCCGAGTTGATTATCCGTGAATGTATGCATGTAGCAGTATATAAAAGTGACGGTATGATTTTTACTGCTGATATAGCAGGACACCGAGCAGCAGGTAGAGAAATTGCAGCGAAAATGATTAAACAGCATTTTGGAGTTGAGTAATGAACGAACAAATTAAAGAGTGTTGGCTCAAGGCTGCTAGAGAAGATTCTAGTGAAACTTGGGATACGCAAGTTCAATTTATTGAACGATTTGCCGGATTGATTGTGTTAGAATGCATAGATGTATTTGGACGAGACTTACCTGAACCAGGTGGTGATGGTAAAATGATGGAAGTTGTTAACCGCATTTGCAACGTAGCAGAACATTTCGGAGTTGGTGATGAACGATAAACTTGAAAATTTATTGTACGAATCAGGACTTACAGCACAAGGCTGTTGGGATGAGTTTGATGATTATGCGAAGCAAGGCATAGAGAGATTAGCCGAATTAATTGTTTTGGAATGTGCAGCGTGTTGCGGCTCACAAGCAGACATGCGAAATATTCGCAAACGATTTGGCTTGCCTGTAGAAAGTAATATCAAATATCCTAGTCCTGATGCTATAGGACACTATTCGCAATACGGCAGAGAGTACAATATACCTAAGGAGTAAACATGAGTGGACGTGGATACATTGCGGAAGAACCCCCTCAAGCATGTCAAATGTGCGGGGTGATCGCAGAATGCAGACCATATGGTCCTAAGGATGAAGAAATTTGCTTTGAGTGTGCAATGAAAGACCCTGAGACTACAGAGCGTAAGATGGCAATATACCTATTTGGAGACGATGACGAATGAAATTCAGGTACTTAGTGAAGCACAATAAAATCACTACATCAGAAGTAAAGGCATACAGTGTCCAAAATGGTATACCAATGCAACAGGCAAAAGAAATTCTTGTAAATCGTACAGAGCCTGTGCTACAATACAAAAGATTTTTCAGATGGGTAGATGTACCAACAGTTTATAAGGAACATGAATGAATATTGATTTAAACAAATATAAGGATTTTGTAGAGGAAGTTACAAGTCAAGCTAGCGATGATCTTACCACTTTTCTTAGTCGGTGTGATGAGTTAGACGGTAACTATAATGTAGAAACACAGTCACATGGTCCTGATATTAATGTACCATTGCTACTGACAGCAGCATTAGGACTTGCAGCAGAGACAGGTGAATTCTGTGAGATTCCTAAAAAGATGTTCTTTCAGGGAAAACCACTAAGTGTTGAAAACGTCTTTCACATGAAGCGAGAATTGGGTGACGTTATGTGGTACTGGATCAATGCATGTAGGGCACTTAATCTTGATCCAAACGAAGTTATTGGAGAGAATGTGCGAAAGCTTGAGTCACGCTACCCTGGCGGAACTTTCGATCCTTATTACAGCGAGAACCGCAAAGACGGTGA